ATCTTTAACTCTAAGCAAAGTAGCATCAGGTTCATCTACAAGCACTCTATCTTTCTTTACTCCTCATGGAGTAGTAGTAGGCGGTGGTAATAACCAAGCGACTGGTTCATATAGTTTCATCGGGGGCGGAGGCGATGCGGGCAGTAGTGCTAATAGGAATGTGGCTAGTGGTGATTGGTCAGTAGTGGCTGGTGGGTTTAAGAATACAGCCACAAACCTTTATGACACAGTAGCTGGTGGATTTACCAATGCCGCTTCAGGTAGCTATTGTTTTATTGGTGGCGGTCAAAATCAAACAGTTTCAGGTTCAAACGCTTCTGTTTTAGGTGGTAGAAATAATAATTGTAATGCTGGCTATGGCTCTATTGTTGCTGGTTTAGGTGCTTTTTCCAAAGGAATCTGCGGTGTTGCACAATCAGGTGCTAACTATTTTTCAGTAGTCGGTGATGCTCAATCTGCAACTTATGTTTTATCCATAACCACAACAAATGCTACTGCAACTGCTTTAACTACAAATCAAAGTGCGGCAAGCACATTAAACCAAGTAATTTTGCCAAACAACCAAGCCTATGCGTTTACAGGAGTAATTGTTGCAAGAAATACATCTACAAATGATGTTTCCGCTTGGGAAGTTAAAGGGGCAATTAAACGGGGTGCTGGAGTAGGAACAACAGCCCTTGTAGGCACTCCAACAGTTACAAGTATTGGTGTAGATGCAGGTGCGGCTACTTGGGTTTTAGCGATTACTGCCGACACAACCAATGGCGGTATATCAATCAAAGGAACAGGTGTAGCGGCAACAACAATTAGATGGGTAGCACAAATTACAACAGCAGAAGTAGGATAATTTAAAGGAAGAATCATGGCACTAAAACTAGCAGTTGAAACCCAATTTGGCGTACCAGCCCCACAAGCCTACGCTAGAATCACTAACTTCTTTGGCACTAAAGACCAAATCCAAGTTCAAGTCGCTATTCATTATGACGAGTCGGCAAGACATAGCAATATGGCTACAGTCAAAGAAAACGCACATTACATCGGTATGGAAGATTTAAAGGGTGATTTAATCCCTGCCATTTATGAGGTTCTAAAGACTTTTAGCGATTACGAAGGCGCAGAGGACTGCTAATGTCATATATGACAGTTTAGAGCAGTTTTTATCAAAGTAACAAAAATCACTTGACTTTTTAACAAAGTTGTGGTACAATGCACCTATAAATGTAAGTAAGTACTTACTTCTCCTACAAGGATAAAGAAGAATGATAGATAAAACCCTACAAGAATATTACGAGAGTCGCTTTGCAACAATGGCGACCCAAGGTTGGTTAGATTTGATGGAAGATGCACAGAATATGTTCAATTCCTTAAATCAAGTACTACCAATCCAAACTGAAGCTGATTTACAACTAAAGCGTGGACAACTGGACATTCTCCAGTGGTTAATCAGCTTAAAAGATGTTTCAGAGCAATCCTACGAACAGCTCTTATCGGGAGATACGGCGAATGAGTAGGAAGTTATATGACTTTAAATGCTCAGAAGGACATATCACAGAGAGTTTTGTTGGAGATAAAACAACAGTAATTCGTTGTGAATGTGGTTTAGACGCTAACCGGATTATTTCTCCTATAAGAATTAGTTTGGATGGCACTGACCCTGTTTTCGTATCTGCCTACGATAGATGGGCGAAAAGGCACGAAGACAAACAGAAGCAAGAAGCAAAGCAAAACGCCTGAGATACCTTTATTGGGAAATAAAGCCTCAGATTATTAATCCTAAAATCACTTGATTCGGTGACAGGAGACTTTAAATGGCAGCAAATTTTATTCAAGAAGAAGAACTGTTTGAAAGCAATGAGCAAGAAGTAGTACAAGATGTTGCAACTCCAGAGGCATCTACAACCGATGCACAACCTGCAGTTAAACAACAAGAACCAGTAGACGAGTTACCTGAGAAGTATCGAGGTAAATCCGCATCAGAGATTGCAAAGATGCACCAAGAGGCTGAAAAGCTCATTGGTCGTCAAGCAAATGAGGTTCACGAAGTACGAAGTCTTGCAGACCAGCTTTTAAAGCAACAACTCGAAGCTCGAACAAAAGAAACAGCGCCTATTGAAGAATCGCTTGAAGAAGACTTTTTTGTCGACCCTAAACAGGCTGTCAACAGACAAGTAGAAAAGCATCCCGCTGTAATTGAAGCTAGACAAGCAGCATTAGAAATGAAGAAGATGAAGACGGCACAACAACTGTCGGCTAAACATCCTGATTTTACCACTATCGCACAAGATACTGGATTCCAAGATTGGGTAAAGTCTTCAAAGATTCGACTGAACTTGTTTGCCAAAGCTGATGCAGAATTTGACTTTGATGCCGCTGATGAGTTATTAAGTACTTACAAAGAACTTAAACAAATCAAACAGCAGACTCAAACGACTCAAACTGCAGCAGTAGAAAGCAAAGCTCAAGAACAAGCAATGAAGGCAGCTACAGTTGATGTTGGTGGTGCTGGCGAGAGTAGCCGAAAAGTATATCGTCGAGCAGACCTAATTAAATTGAAACTTACCGACCCTAGTCGTTATGAAGCACTGCAGGATGATATCCTAGCAGCATACGCCGAGGGAAGAGTTAAGTAATTTTAGACTTAATAATTAACAAAGGATATTAATCATGGCAGCAGTAACATACCCCGGCGGTAGTACATCTATCGTCAACAAAACAGCAGCAGACAAGTTTATTCCAGAGATTTGGAGTGACGAAGTAGTAGCTGCATACAAAGCAAACTTAGTTCTTGCAAACCTCGTCCGTAAAATGTCTTTCAAAGGCAAAAAAGGCGACACATTGCATATTCCTAAGCCAACTCGTGGCACAGCAACGGCTAAAGCAGCTAACACTGCAGTAACCATTCAAGCTAACACCGAGAGCGAAGTACAAGTCCTTATCGACCAGCACTTCGAGTATAGCCGTTTCATCGAAGACATCGTCGAGACTCAAGCATTGTCTTCCTTGCGTTCTTTCTACACTGACGACGCTGGTTATGCTTTAGCTAAGAAAGTTGACGACACTCTCATCGCTTTAGGTAAGTCCTTTGGCGACGGTGACGCTTCTGACTGGGTTCATAGCAATGTGTATTACATCGACTCAAGCACTGGCTTAACATTGTACGCAGAAGATACCGTTGTTACTGGCGATGTATTTACCGATGCTGGTTTCCGTAAACTCATCCAGTTGATGGACGACGCTGATGTTCCAATGGATGGTCGTAAGTTTGCTATTCCTCCATCACTCCGCAACGCTATCATGGGTATTGACCGTTACAATAGCTCTGACTTCGTTGATGGTCGTGGCGTAAACAATGGTCAAATTGGTAAGTTGTATGGCATTGATATCTATGTATCAAGCAATATGCCTATTATCGAGACCGCTGCTAACAACTCAGTTGGTGATGCCGTTAAAGCTGCTCTCTTATTCCATACTGATACTATGGTCTTTGCCGAGCAACTTGGTGTTCGTTCCCAGACTCAGTACAAGCAAGAATACTTGTCAACTCTTTATACCGCTGATACCCTCTTCGGTACTAAAGTAGTTCGCCCAGAAGCTGGCTTCGTACTCGCTGTAAACGCCTAATATTGGCTCTCAAGCTCCTTAGCTACGGCTAGGGAGTTTGTTTAAATGCATTCCATGAGTGTATTTAGACAAACATAGGAGATTACTTTGAGCCTATATCGGGGACCCGGTGGGTCAGGAGACGCTACAAACGATGCTTCTAGTCAAGCAGTTTTAGCCACTGCCGCAGCAAACGCAGCAGAAGTATCTAAGAATCAAGCACAAGCATCTGCGTCAGCAGCATCATCTTCAGCGTCATCAGCAAGTACATCTGCGACTAACGCCTCTAATTCAGCATCCTCTGCCGCAGCGTCAGTAGCAAGTATTGGTACTTCGGTTAGTGATGCCGCAACTTCAGCAAGCAACGCTAGTACTTCAGCAACCAATGCCGCCTCGTCTGCATCATCTGCATCAACTTCTGCGACGAATGCAAGCAATAGTTCTTCATCGGCATCCACTAGCGCTAGTAATGCAAGCACATCGGCATCAAATGCGTCTACAAGCGCTACCAACGCTTCTAACAGCGCCACAACCGCATCAACAGCAGCAACTAATGCTGGTACAAGTGCAACTAATGCAGCATCGTCTGCGTCCACAGCATCAACTGCAGCAACCAATGCAAGTAACAGTGCTTCATCAGCATCAACCTCTGCAAGCAATGCTAGTTCTTCTGCATCATCTGCCTCGTCGTCAGCATCAACCGCTACGACACAAGCAAGTAACGCTAGTACATCGGCGACTAATGCAGCATCGTCTGCCTCATCTGCATCAACATCGGCAACAAACGCCAGTAACAGTGCCTCAACAGCATCTACAGCAGCAACCAATGCGTCAGCAGCTCAGGTCGCAGCAGAAACCGCTAGAGACCAGACACTAACAGCTTACGATAACTTTGATGATAGATATTTAGGAGCTAAGGCTTCTAATCCTACATTAGATAATGATGGCAATGCTCTGACTGCTGGGGCGTTGTATTTTAATAGCACTGACGGTGCAATGCGGGTTTATACGGGTTCTGTGTGGGTTGATGCCTACGCTGCTGGAACCAGTTTCTTAGCAAAAACTAACAATTTAAGTGATTTACCTGACGCATCTGTCGCACGAACCAATCTTGGTCTCGCAATTGGTACTAATGTTCAAGCCTATGATGCAGACTTAGCAACGATTGCTGGTCTAACTCCCACCAATAACTATGCTATTATTGGTAACGGAACAAGTTGGACTTCTTCAGCATTGCCAGCAACAGGTGTAACTTCTGTAACAGGCACAGCACCGATTGTTTCCAGTGGCGGCACTACTCCAGCAATCTCGATACCAGCAGCAACTTCGAGTGTTAATGGTTACTTAACCAGCACAGATTGGTCAACATTTAATGCTAAACAAGCTGCTTTAGTTAGTGGCACAAACATCAAGACTGTTGGTGGGGTTAGCCTCCTAGGTTCTGGCGATGTAGGTACTCTTACAGTAGCTTATGGCGGAACTGGGGCTACGACCTTAACAGGCTACATTAAAGGCTCTGGAACCAGTGCTTTTACAGCTAGTTCGACAATTCCGGGGTCAGATATTGATGGAACAATAGATGGTGGAAGTTTTTAAAAAAGACTTGACAAAACAGTCAATTTGTGTTATCATTAGGAAATAAACTATGCCTACAATCTTAAAACTTAAAAACAGTGTAACAACGACTGCTACACCTACCACTTTGGTGCAGGGTGAAGCCGCTGTTAACATTACCGACAAGAAGGTTTGGGTCGGTAACGCTGCGTCTTCTCCAGTTCAAATCTTAGGTGCTGGAGCAACCGTAGAAGGAACTACCTTAACCATGACTGGAGATGGTACTTTCTCTGGCACTGGTCAATTAAAAGTACCTGCAGGAACAACTGGACAGCGTAGCGGTTCTCCTGC